CGGGGGCCGGTGCAGGCGCGCCCCCGCCTGATTCAGCACCAGCCCCCGGCTGAGCAATACCAGGCTGCGCTTCAGGCGCAGTTGCCTCCACTTGCTCAGCTTGACGTTCCTGCGCTTCACGCTGCACCTTGGCAACAGCGTCAGGCAACTCAAGATTATCGTTCTTAACTAGCTCCATAATCCGAGCCAAATCAGCAGGAGGCAACGCACCCTGTGCAGCCTGCTGTTGCAAACCAGCCAACAACGACTGTTGCAACTGCTCAGCTACTACAGCGTCGCGCTCCTTCTCAACATCCTCTACAAGCGGATCAATCCGCATAAACGCTTCCTTTGACATAGTGCCCATCGCCAAACGCTGACCGCCAGCAATCACAAGGTTGTTAATGTCTGCACCAGCCTGCGAGTACGACACATGATTTTCGTCACTCGTAAAATGCTTGTTAGGCGTGTAATCAACCTTGCCCTTTGTCTTCCCCATATTGACATAGAAAGACTTTGGCTTGTTACCTGCATACGCTTTGCATTGAGCAATAGCCAAACGATTCTCTTCTTCCAAAGAACGCGCAAGAACCTTCTGCGTTTCCTGCACCGTAAAGTCCACTACGGCAGACAACACGGCGTCGCCACGACGACCAGTACGAATGTTGCTCGTAGACTCGCCACCAAACTCGGCAGGAATACCAGCAGTCAAACGCTGAGCACGTTCTAGCCGGTCAATAGCCGGGTTAGTCATAAACCCTGGCTGCATCTGCATGTCTCGCAACGAACCGCCACGCACCACACCAATCTCGCCAGTCAAACCATTAGCGTTATTAATAATCTTGGGCTGCTCACCTGCACTACCGACTAGCCAAGTATCAGGGAACACGCCCTTCTGAACAGCTAACACTTCAAGCGCCATCAACTTTGCTTGCTGCTGGTACATGCCAAGAATGCCGTCAAACTGTCCACGAGAGTCAGCCAACGAAATACGAGAAGCAACCACAACAGGACAACGGCCAGTCGGGTTTTCGACTCGTTCTAGTTCTTGAATAACAACACCCGAGTCTGGATTAGGCTGGTTAAGCGCAACCAAAACGGTGCACATGTCATCAACGTATTCAATAAGTTCGACAGTCTCATCTGGCTCGCGCTGCATGTGCGACGGTCCACCCGTCAAACGCAAAGCTGCGGGCGGATAAAACTGCTGCACCCAATGCATAGGACGCAGATAAGCAAACACACAGTTTTGCGGTCGCATGTCGTCTACACCACGAAGGTTCGACGGATAAGCAGTTAGTGGATCACGAGCGTGCCAAGTAGGCACACCGCTCTTTGGATCAAACCGAATCTGCGTAATTGTCTGTGAATAACCGATTAGATGGCGAGCACGCTTTGCCAACTGCAAATCCATCGTAGAATTTTGCCACCAACCAAACATGGCCTTGCGACGAATCTGTGAATGCTTGCGAGCCTGCTTAGATGAATCATCCGAAGGCGGGCACACAATGTCAGGCAGCACAGAAGCCACACGCATTGCGGTCTGGTCCAAACCCTGAGCCAACAAGTTAGCGACTGCTGCCGATTCGGTTGAATCAATTTCTGGCAGCGGCACAACAACGTCACCGTTGTAATGGTCACGGATATGACTCATTCGATCCTTAATGCCAGAATGAGCATTCTTTCGGCTGTAATAAAGATCAACGATTTCTTCGGCTGTAATCATCCCAAACCTAACCCAGCCACGACGGACGCCATTGCCGAACTGATTCTACCTGTGGAGTATAAATCTTTTCAAGATTGTGTTCAAAGAACCATTGTGCCATAACACAATCGTCGGTCCTAGAACCTGTCCCTTCAGGATTCCACTTTGTGACTTCATTTACAAGAAGTAGCGAGTGTGGACGCGCTGCTGTTCCTTGCTTACCTGGGAGGCGTACCCTTCCAGTCCGGTATAAAGGGGCCAGCATTTGCACCCCGTACTTTGGGTCGCCTTTGTTTTTCGAGTGCGTATAGTGCGGAACCAATTCCACACCACGCAAGGACGCCCACCTGCGGAAGTGGTCGTATTGGAGGATGAACTTCTGTGCAGCGTTGGCTTCAACGATCCAGTATTGTATCGGGGTCCCCATATCGTTCGATATTTGCCACCAATCCTCTGCGATTCCGGTAAAAGTCTGTTGCTCATGGTTCCAGTCCAAGAATGACGGCGCGTCCATTTTGCGCCTGTAGGACTCCAGAAGGTACCGGTACTCTGTTTCTTCAACGTAAGCCCAGCATTGCAAGGCCCAAAAGTTTGAAGGTGATGGGTCGGCAGAGGCAACAATGACGGGATCGGACGGTAGATACATGGGAAGTTCCCACAAATCTCTGTCGTTGTCCCAGCAACCAACGTGGGCTACGCCGTCGGTGCCCATGCCGCCTGCTACCCAGGTTGGGTCAACAAGAACTGACGATGGGTCAGAATCTTCTTGCTGATAAAGGATTTCGTAACGGTCTGGAGTTTGTGCTTTGATGTGACGCACTCTGCGCCACGGCAAACGATTTGGATACAGCAAACACCCTTCTGGGTATGGTGCTGCGTCCGATCCGTGATCGCCTGTACAGCGATCTTCGTAGTGAACTTTATACTTCAGATGATGATATTTCGACTCTTCATGGGGAGCGGAGGGGGGTGTTTCAACAGGAAAGGAGGCATCCCGTTCTGGGTTCTCCCCAGACACCATGCCCCCCTCCACCATTTCGTCTTCATCAAGCGGAGTTTTCTTATCTAACGCATAACGATAGATGTCATCTGACGACATGCGCTGCCCGTTAAGAATAAACAGACCGCCTGGTTCAAGTCTAGTCTCTGCAACTTCGTCCCACCATCGGTACATGTCAGCGCGAGATTCGGAGTTCCGCATTTTGCGCGGGTCCCAAACGTCGTCCCAAATAACTAAATCAAAGCGGCCACCCAGGAAACCGGAGTCCATGCCGAAGGCTGACCATGTTGGTTCTTTCTGTGACAGGGGTTGGTCGTCTGGTTGCAAAACTGTGAATGCGTCGGCGCGCCAGATTTCTTTGGCGTCTGGTTTAAATGCGCCAAAGTCTTGTTGCATGGTGCGTTCTGCATCGACAGCAAGGCCAAGTTTTTGGTCGTTAAGTTCTGCTCGGGCTACATGTTCTCGTTCAAACTCTGCTCGTAGGCGTCGTGTGTACCATTCGGCTAGGCGTTGGGTTGATGAGCCGATCATGCCTCGCAGGGCACGGTTTCGGCAGGTGGCGAATGCCGGGATCACTTTGGCAAAAAACGTGGATTTGCCGGAGCCGGGTGGCGCGTTGATGACGGTGTATTCCTCTTGTGGGCTATCAAGGAGGGTGAAGATGTGTTCGGTTGCTTCCATCTGCCAGGGCTGCAAGATAATACCGAAGTAGCGGAGTGCAAAGGCTTCGATGTTGTCGAATGCTTCGCGAGCGTCTGGTTCTAGTTCGTCATACGAAGGAATGGTAGAAACGCCGATGCGCTCTACCTGTTCCTTTGCTTGCATCCAAGCTCGTGTAGATGTGCGTCCTGCTTCGTTGTCACGGGCAGAGTGGTAGTTGACGCCCGCTTTGATTGCGGACTGGCGCATTGATTCGCCGCCCCGACGCAGGATTAGGTACTTGACCCAATCGTCAACGTTAGCGTGTTTACCGGACGGCATAACGCCCCCTATGTGTTATTTGCGGCCTCGGTTAGTTTTGACCGACTTCTTTACCAACTTACCGTTTTTGCTGTGATGAAGATCAGGACCGCCCTTGCCCATCATGCCCTTGGCACGACGGCCACGCGCCAACTCGGCACGATACGCACGACGCTTTGGCGTGTCGTGATACTTCGCATTGCGCGCATTGTGCTTCTTGCGCTGCGCCGGATTCTTGTTCATCGCCTTAGCAGTCTTACCAGGCGACTTAGACCTACGAGGAGCCATTACCACTTCACCTTGTGCGACCAGTACCGCGCCGAAAGAATATCCGGCTTGCTGTCCTGAGCATTATGCCGTGCATAGTACGACTTCTTACGAGCCTTATCCTTAGCCGACTTCGGGTTCTTACCAGCACCACGCACACCCTGCTGCCCAAAACGAATCAACTTCGTTGTACCCGCTTTATTACGGGCCACAACAACATGCGACTTTTTCGGATGATTTGGTGTCCGCTTTGGCTTGTTATAACCCGACACCCCAGCACGAGCCAGCTTCGGGTCTTTCTTCTTCTCAGCCATCAGCGCTTCTTTCCCTTATGCAAACCATGACGAGCATGCTGCTTACCCTTACGAGTAGCCTCACGCTTCTTCTTGTTAGCCGCCGCTAACTTCTTACGACCAGCAGGCGTAGATTTCAACTTCTTAATTGTCGCAGCAGGCGCATACACCTCACCAGTCTTACCAGACGGCTTACCAGACGGAGTACGCCACTTCTGCTTCGACCAACGATCCAAAGACTTCTGCGACTTCTTCTTCGCAGCCATTACTTGTAACCGCCACCCTTAGCCTTGTACTGCTTCGCCAACATCTGCGCCTTACGCGCCGACCACTGCCCAGGCTTACCGCCCTTGCTACCAGCCTTAATCTGATTAAACAGATTCTTACGCATCGTAGGCTTCGTGTAATTACCAGCCTCGTTAACCCGAGACTTCGCTTTCTTCTTCGCAACCTTCTTAGCAGCCATCACTTCTTCCGATCTGCCCGGACCTTTGCCTGAGCCTTCTTACTCAACTGGCCGTAATGAAACAACGGTTTACTTGACGCCGTATGACTAGCACCAGTGTGCAACTTGCCATTCGACATCTTATGAAACTTGCCGTTATGAATCCGACCATCTCGAAAATAATGTTTCGCGCTAGCAGCCATCACTTACCATCCTTTACAATCACAAAGATCACAAATACACAAATGAGGATCAGCAACAGGACACTGCCTACTGGCATGACTCGCACTCCTCCGGGCTTTCCAAGTCGCACGCAGGATCAACCGGTACATCCGAATCTGATCCCCAATCCACTTCCTCATCATCCCACTCCGAATCTGGAGCCTGATACTTCGCAACCCAATCACCGGGCTTCTGCACACCAATCCTCCGAAAAACATCAACCATCAAGTCAGCCATAGCCAACACCTATATCCTTATTAGTTGACGCAGCCTCACAGCCACGCCATAATCGTGGCACACCGCACACAACACGGTCAACTGTTGTGCCTCGGTCAGCCGCCGAGAGATCGCCCGTCAGAAGGGCAGCAGCCGCATGTCCCACCGGGAATGCGGCCTAGCAACCAAAGCTACTTGCTAGAGGCGACCAACCTAAACTGGCGGAGGGACCCAGGGGTGACCCGACCCCAAACCAAACAACAGGCAACCCAACAAACCAAAACTACCAACACACTGATTAGCATTATTTATACCGGGGGGGCCACGGCACATCCCCGGCTACAGGCAGCACGCAGCAGCGCTAGAAGAATGCCCCCCACCCTTCTTAAACCACCGGCACCGGTCAAACAAAGCAAGACTTCCGGAGGGTTGGGGTGGGGGACTGTTTCATTTCCGCGTTGCTGGCTTGGGTTTATCGCGCCTGCTCTCAAGTTTAAGCGTCACTATCACGTCGTTGCTTTCTTGGGGGGGCGCGATAAACCCTGCGTGACCCGAGTGCCCCGACCCGATGGGGACCGTGGCTGTCGGACTATCGGGCGAGGCTGTCTTCGGTGAGGAACATCCCCTCGACGCCATCCCGCGCGCCTGTCACCTCGACGGTGCACAGGCGGACCGTGAGCACCACGAGACGGAGCGGCTCCATGAGGCTCCCTGCGTCGGCCCGGTCCGTAATCTCCCGGCAGTCCACGCCCCACGCCTGCCCCTCGACCTGCTCGGTGTCGAACACGACGGTGACGTTGCCTCTGGCCGTCACGACGATGACCGCCTGACTACCGACCACGCCGAGGAAGCAGCCGTCGGCGTCCTCGACGCCGGGTCCGCCACTACCGTGACGCAGAACCTCCAAGCCCCAGCCGCCCACCTGTCTGCCCTGCATCCCCTCACGGTCGCTGCCGCCGCTACCGTCCCGCAGTCACACCATCCCCTCTGTTGGGCGCCCACTATCACGAGAAATGAAAGATAAAAGAGAAGAGAGGGGGGTGGATTAGATCCCGGTCGTCTGCGAGCCGCACCTCGGCTGACATGTCCCCGATATCGGCCCTCGTGCCCCCTTCCGTAGAGGGGACCACCCTGCCACGTCGAGCGTCGAGCCCCTCAACGGGCCACCATGCCATCCATCACATGCGCCGGCTGCTACTTCGTCGTCGTCGGCAGCCTATCGTCGGCCTGTCGCCGCCGCCAATCGTGCGGCGTGCCATCCATCACACCGTGTCGCCGGTCGGGGGGATCGTAGCACCGGCCCAGATCGCGCCGTCGTCCCTGCACAAAACTTTTTTGGACCCGTCCTTACCACACCTCGTTCCTCGGCGTGGGTTGGGACGTCCCCAAAAAACTTTTGCTTGTTACGACTCTGCGCTCTGGTTCCGGCGCTTCGACCCCCCGCCCGTCGCCCCGGCGTGACGTATGCCACACCACCCGATTTGCGTCGTCGCCAGTTCCGCCGATTGGCTACCTCCTCCTCCTCATCCGCGACCGGCCCATGTGACGGATGCCACGGCGTCCCGTCGAGGGACCCGACGCTCGACGTGGCCGCGCGGCCCCCTCTACGAAAGGAGACACGATGACCGATATCGTGAACATGTCAACCGAGGAGCGTCTCGCAGACGCCCTGGATCGAATCCACGAGGGGATGGTGAGCCTGCCGGACGGCAGCGACGGCATCGCCCGCAAGGTGATGCAGGGCCGCCAGGCGGGCACCTGGGTCATGGAGGTCCCGCCTCACGGCAGCGTCGAACCCGGCGTCAAGGACACCAACGGCTACTTCCTCAGCATGGTCGGCAGCCAGGCAATCCTCGGCGTGACGGCCCGAGTCAACATCCCCGACGCGTTCGACCCCGATCAGTTCGAGGAGCAGACGCGGGTCGTGGCCTTCCGAGAGCTTCCGAACCGAGCCGCCGCAGGAAACCTCCTGAAGCCGCTCCGCCTCGCGATGCTCCCGTTCCGCCAGCGCACCGACGAGGCGACCGTCGCACGGGATGACGACGAGTGGAAGTCCCTCACCAAAGACATCCACGCCCGATAGCCCGAGCAGCCCCGGCCCCCAGCGGGTCGGGGCTTTCTCGTGTCCCGCACCAGCCAGCAACGCGGGGGTGCGCTGCTGCGTGAGGCCCGTAGCCGGTGATGCGCCGGCCGGCCCCCCCGGTTCCGGGATCACTATCACCATAGAGAAGGGAATTAGAAAAATGATTTGCGACCATTGCAACTTGCCAATCAGCGGCAAGGAGTGGGATAAGCACTATGTGTGGGGTATGGAGGATATTTGTACCTACTGTCACTATGACATTCACACAAACAACCCTGCTCCAGCACCGAGCGGTGTGCGTCCGTTGTTCACCGGTATGTTCGATGTTGATGAGTGAGGTCTGATGTATACGTTCTGGCTTCTGTTCTTCATCATGTCCAGTTGCTTCCTGTTGGCGCTGCTGGTTGATGATTATTTGTCTTACAAAAAAGAAAGAGAGGAATAGACATGGCTCTATTCAGCACATCACTACACATGACCGAGGAGTCAAGCACTTCGGTTGATGCTAATTCAAAACACTATCCAACGTTCGATACGAATTGGGTAACGATCAAGATTGACAGGGCAGAGTTGACTGTGTTCTGTCACGACTTGCAGCAGATGGCTGTGCTTGCAAAGCAGTTGACGTTTGCTGTTGATCAGGCCATCCGTGAGCGTGTCAACGATTACGACGCAGCCGATGTCATTGAGCAGACCGCTAACGTGCGCAATATCAAAGAGGTGTGGTGATGATTACTGTCTTTCGTGACCGCACAGATTTCATGGTGCGTGTTGATCTACACGACCAAGCATCAAATCTTTACAACACAAACTACATCACATTGACATGGCGTGATGCCAACGATCTTCAGTCCAAGCTGTCTCAGCTACTGCTTGACTTTGAGATTGAGCGTGGTGCGTATCCGATCAGCGATGAAGACGATTACATCCTTGATCGTCATACCACAGGAGAACCATTCTAATGACTGGTGCTGGTTGGCTATTCTTGCTGATGGCGTTTGTAATTCTAGTTAGTAGGTAACTGATATGAACAATGACTGAGTACGCCCTGAGCAGCGGCTGAAACTGCTCCCTCCAATGTGACCAGGAGGTATCAGGTCGCAGAATCCCCCACGCCTTAGGCACAGGCGTTAACTTGATGCAACCGGGCAGGCCCTCATCCTGCCACCTAATACACTTACAGAGCTAAGCATCTCCTTAAACTGCACCCGACCTGAGCATGTCGTAAAACTGCTCTACACAATTTTTTGGTAAGGGTGGTTCACTATCACCCATATCTAACCGGTGTGCAGGGGAGGAGAGGTTCTTACTCCTTTCTCCCTCTCCTTCTCTGCGCTTTCTTAACTATGAAAGGTGGACCTATGGGTCTTGTATTTGCTGGTCCTGATGAGGGCTTTGAGTTGGAGTGTGACATTTGCTATCAGCAAGAGTGGCGTGAGCGTTGGCTTGATGCTGGTTCTCTTGTCGTTGAGGCTGAGGGTGAGGGTTGGGAGTTAGAGCAGTTGGATAAGTGGGATGGTGTGACGTATGCCGATGCCAAGTGTCCAGAGTGTGTTGAAGAACAAGAAAGCAGGTAGAATATTGATGCGTAACGTCGTTAACAAAACGTCCGAGGAAGCATTCACCGAAGTGTACGAACGTGCACTTGAGCGTGTGGAGAAGATGTCATACATCGAGTTTGTTGGTATGACTGGCACAGCCGATTACAAAGTGCTGATGCAGATTGAAGAGCGCATTGCAGAAGCAATGGCAGAAGATTTTATACAAACAGGAGAGTGGTAAATATGGGAGCTATCCCTGAAATGATGGTGAGTGTCGGTGAGACTCCGTGGCATAGGCAGGGTTTGGTTCTGCCTGAAGACACGGTGCTTAACCCAGCGCTTGCTTATGAGCTTGGTGGTCTGGACTACCAGATCTACAAGTCCCCGATTATCGACAGTCAGACGTACAACCCGATCCCTGGTCGTTGGTTGCTGAAGCGTTCTGTGCCTGAAGAACTTGTTGATTCTTCGATTGGCAAGCAGCCGCAGATCGTGTCTGATCGTTACGAAATCATTCAGAACTACGAGATGGTCGATTTGGTAGACGAGCTTGGTCTGCCTGTTACTACGGCTGGCACTATGTTCAACTCCAGCATGGCTTGGATGCTGCTTGATCTTGGCGAGTCAGTTGCGTTTGCAGGTACTGAAGAAGCTACCAACCGGTTCTTGCTGGTTGCTACGCATCACGGTACTGGCAACTTTGTTGTCTACGTTGTGACTGTCCGTGTGGTTTGTCAGAACACGTACGATATTGCTACCCGCATGGGTGATCTACGCTGGTCGATCAAGCACACGTCGTCTGCCAGAGATCGTCTGATCGAAGCTCGCTCTGGTCTTGAGCGTGCATACCGTGCGATGGATGACATGGACCGTGACATCATGCAGTTGATGGACAAGGACTTCCGTGATTCGCAGTGGGTTGAACTTGTTAACACGATCCAGCCCGAGGTTGACATCAAAATGGGTCCGCACAAGGTGACTGGTGATTGGGTGCAACTCAACACCAAGGCGTTCAATGCTGCTCGTGAGACTCGCAATCGACTGCGTTCTATTTGGAACAACGACAATGGCACGATCCCGCGCAAGTCTGCGTTCCATGCAATCCAGGCTGTCAACGAGTACGAGCAGCATTTCCACGGGCACGGTAAGAATCGTGATCAGCGGATGATGACGAAGTTCATCAAGGGTGACATGCCGATGACGCGTACTGCTACCAAGCTTGTTCGTGAGCTTGCTGGTGTGTAGTGCGTATTCCTACTGATGACACGTTGTTCGAGTTGCTTGCTGACTATGTGTGCGACAAAGAGTGTCAGTCGTACGAAATGGTAATGAGCATGGCTAGGTACCCGGAGTTAGTAAGAACTCGTCGGGTTATCAATGCTGTGTTGTCTGGGACGTTTAGTTGGTCGCAGTCTCGTATTGCTCAGCAATGGCGGCAAGACCATACGTCTGTAGGTCATGGGTTGCGTACTATGACTGATACTGAAGCTAATGTCTCTGGTGAACTTGGGCGGGAGTTCATGGAGGTGTTGCGTGAGTCACAAAATGGAACTGTTTCAGACGATGTGGATGGATCAGGCAGCTTGTAAAGAAGAACCATCTGTCAAGTTTTTTGATCATCGACAGATGGATTTAGGGGTTGCTGTTTGCCAAAAGTGTGTTGTCAAGGAAACATGTTTGCAGTGGCGTATCGACACAGTTGATCCGTGGGATACGGATTACGGGGTGTGGGGAGGTACGACACCTGCGGAACGTGATAGAATAAAGCAACAACGAAGGTAGGTGTCCATGATTGATGCCGAAGGCATTATTTATGCAGGTCAAGTAAGCAAATACAATGAGGATGGGCCGAAGCCCACGGCTCTGGGCACGCGCTTGCGCGTGTCTGATGCCGGGTCGTGTGAGCGTCAGCGCTGGTACAAGGGCACGGGCTTTGACGAGTCCGAGACGCCGGACTTGCAGACGCTATTGGCGTTCCATGTAGGGAACAGCATTCATGATTTTGTGCAAGAAGCGTTTGTGCGTCAGGCCGTTATGGGTGGAGTGTCGGTAGACGTTGAAGTTCCGGTGGATTGTCGCCCGTTGGGTGCTGATTTGTCGGGGTCTGCTGACCTTGTGGTGACGTATAGCGATGGTCACAAGGTTGTAGTTGAGTTCAAGTCTGCGTCTGCGTATGGCAGCAAGCTTGCCCGAGAAGCACCGAAGCGTGAGCATGTGGCGCAGGCTGGCCTGTATGCGCGTGGTTTGGGCGCGAATGCGATTCACATTGTGTATGTGGCGAAAGAAACGTCGTTTCGTGACAAGGTGCGTGCTGGTGATGTGTATGAGCATTACTTTGAGTTGAACGATCCTGTGTTTGATGGCCGTCTTGAAACGGTGTTTGACATCACAGAGTTTGAGTTGATTCGTTTCAAGCGTGTCGATAAGGCGATTCTGGGTGGGTTGTTGCCGCATCCGATTGTGTATGACGACGGTAATGGCGAAGAGGGTTTGTCTCGGTTGAAGACTGTTGAGTCGCCTGGCCCGTATGGTCGTCCGTCGAAGAAAACACATTGGGAATGTAGGTATTGCCTGTATAATAGTCTTTGTTATGGCATTGGGCCTGACGAAGTAACAATATAAACATCTTGGAGGATGTTATGACTGATAAGGTTAATAAGGTTATTCCTATGAAGCCTGCTGCTTGGGAAGCTGCTGGGCTAATTGGAGCTACTAAGGAACGGTCTGCTACTGCCCAAATTCGTCATTGGATTAACGAAGGTATCCGAATGACTGCTGAGCAGGATCGTTTGGATGAGATTGAACTCAACGCAAAGGTGATTGATCTGCATGAAGACCGTACTGCGTGATCTTGTAAAGCGTATTCCTGCGTCATATATCAAGACGAAGCCCGGTGGGTTTCAAGCTGATTATGTGTCGCACGCTGACATTCAACAGATTCTGTTGGCAAAGATTGGGCCGTGTACCCAAGAGGTCAAAGAATTGATTTACAACGCAGATGGTGTAGTGCAAGGCTGCATTCTGCGTGTGACGTATCAGATTGACGGCGAACTTGTCGTCATTGAAGAAGCTGGTGATGTTGAGCGCCCCGGTGCGAACAACGGAGCTAATGCAAAGAACGCCGTTTCAGATGCAATCAAACGGTGTGCGATGCGAGTGGGTGTTGGACTCCACTTGTGGTCGCAAGATAACTATGTGCTGGACAAGCTGGCACAGAGTGATTCAGCAGAACAGGAGGAAGATGATGCTGAGTGAAGGATATGGATTTGCGTACGGTAATCTTTGCCGTGAGTGGCAATCCAAAACTGTGAATTCACAGGGTGAAGAGAAGACTATTTGGGTTAACGCTTTGGCGTATCAGCCGAAGAAGGATGATCCTACGATCTTTGTTGATCTGACGGTTTGGCCGGATAACAACAATTCGGATCGTGAGGGTCAAGCGTATGCCCAGCACACCAGTAAGGGTAGTCGTGTGATGATCCGTGGCAAGTTTGCACCGGATAACTACGTCAGCAAGGAAGGCCAGCCGAAGATTGGTTGGAAGTGCAACTTGTGGGACGTGGCTTCCATGATTCGTCCGCCGCTGGAATCAGCAGGTGCAGGTAATGTTGCTGCTGCGTTCCCTGGTGCTCAGGTTTCATCTCCTGAGCACGAGCCGTTCTAGTGGGTATCAATCGCACGGAATGGGTTGATCCGCAGGTGTTGCGTAACTCCGATAGTTCTTTGGAGTTGCAGCCTGGTGAAAAGCCGTCTGTTTGGATCAAGCGTATTACTGGCAAGAAACCAAACAAGCGCCAGTGAAGAAGAATCACACTTGCCAAATTGATGGCGGTGAGTGTGTGAAGGGGTCGGTCTACATGCATGGTGAGGTGCGTGTGGCCCGGCCCCTTTGTAATTGTTCGTGCCATCTTAAACCAGGAGAGAAGAAACGTGAGCGATAATAATTACGTTCCAAACGTTGATGATGTAACGATGGTTTACAAAGCGATAGACAATATTGCTGGTCTTAATAATGCTATTCGTCAACAAGCATTTGACGATAATCGTCAAGATTTGTGGCAGTTGTTTGAGGTTGGTCACAACACGCAGCTTGCATTGGCTGCTTATGTTGTTGCCCTTCAGAGTCATGGAGACATATGAATCAATCAGAAGCTGAATCACTTGTTGTGAAGATGAAGCAGTTGTGGGGTAACCCCTTCAAGGTTACGTCTTCGACTTCAATGGAGTGGGCGCAGCACGCAGGCAGCACCTCGTATGCTGACATGGCTCGTTCCATTGATTCGTTTGCAGAGGCTGGTGACAAGTTCCCGCCATCGCTTGCCGAGGTTGTATCTCGTGCAAGAACTTACAAGCCACGCAATGTGTTCAATCCAAATGCAACAGTATGTTGTGACTGTGGTGGGCCTACGTTGTCAGGCATGACTCATTTTCCGTTCTGCAAGCCACATGGCACAGGAGATTATTACATTGAAACTATGGAAGAGTACGTCAATAGATGAGCGATAACAACATTTACGAAGGACATCTAGAGCTAATTGATGCTCCTATTATTATTGCCACATGGAACGAAGAGCATGGTCCCAATGTAATTATTTGGGAAGCAGGCTGGGATGTGCTTGATAACGATGACCGCATCGAACTGATGCAAAGTTTGGCAGACGTTATGCTTGAGCTACAAGAACATCTTGTTCCAGACTATCCGCCTGAAGATTTGCAGGCTTAGTCGAGAAGAGTATTCCAGGTGTTTGGGCCGACGACACCATCAACAGTCAGACCTTCGTCTTTCTGGAACTGTTTAACTGCCTTGTCGGTCATCTTGCCAAACGCGCCGTCGATACCAGCTCCAGGTTTGCGGCCACGGTTAAGTCGATAACCGTCTTTATCAAGCTGCGTCTGCAAGAACTCTACGACAGGTCCACGGTCGCCTTTACGCACGACTGTGTTGCGGCAGGCTTCTACAAACTTAGCAACTTCAGCCAAAACGTTTTGCGGACTGGGCGATGGGGGTTCTTTGCCTTGTTCGTAAGGCAACCATTGAAAGCGTGAGCCGCGGACGCTGCCAGGAGTGTGGTGCCACCATTCGCTACGGACAGGAGCGTGCATTCCATATTCGGCTGCAATCTTTTTAACTTCGCCGGTAGTGATGCCCTTGCCTGTAATGCGAAAGTCTACAGCGTAGCCAAAACCGTCAAAAGCAGGCTGCGACATGTGGTAGCTGCCTTGAAAACCGTTGCTAAGTTTACGGTCTGGATTTGCTGCAAGGTTGAAGCCTCGCTTGCCAGACTTGTAACCGTTATACAGATATTTCTGTTGAGCGTAAGAACGCACACCAGATACGACAGCGACACGGTTAGCGATGCGGGGATCGGCAAAGAAAGCTTCAAGTCGTGCAATAAATCGAGGGTGTAGTCCGTCGATCTTTACACGGCTAGAAGTAACTGGAATTTTACTCATCTTCAAGGTTGACCATGCTTGGGTTTGCGCCGCCAATCGGTCCCTTAATTGCAGCGTAAGACTTCACGATGGAAAGTAGACCTGCGACGGCTGCTGCCTTTACCGAGTCCACCATACCAACATCAAGCATCCCAGCACCATCAGTACCGACGAGAGCAATAAGAGTCTGACAAAAAGCAGAGATAGCACGTTCGGTGGAGTCCTTGAATACAGAGGTTGAAAACATGTTTCTAGTCTATTCAGTCTTTGAACGAGAGTCCACAATTACGCCGAGAGTATGCAGCGCTAGTGAACTGCCTGAAATCCAAAGACCCCAGCGAAGGGTATCTCCAGACATAGTAATCAGGACGAGTCCTACGCCGCCTACTGTCCACGCAAGTGCGTAGCTCTCAAAGAAAATCTTTTTAATCATTTTTTCTCCGAGTAGTAGGTGTGGAAGGTCCTCCTGAAGTTGTTGATGTGGTGGGAACGGGAGCGGGTGGGAGAGGCCGTGTAGCGGCTGCTACTGCGATGCTGGCGCTTTGAACAGCAATGATGGCGCGTCGGTCTTCGACGGACACTGTGGAGCCTGAAGGAATGTATTGCTCAGTTGAGCCAGCGAAAATGTTGACTTCTTCTTCAAACGCTTCTTTTACTTCGTCATCTGCATCTTGAATTGCTTCTGCAACTTCTTCAATCTGTTCGTCAGACAGTTCTTCGTATTCAAGTTCTTCAATAACTTCTGGAGTTATTTCTTCAAGTTGAGGTAGAAGAGTTGTCGTTGGGGGCAGCAAGGTTGTCGTGGTAGGCGGCAACGTGGTCGTCGTAGTCGTCGTAGGCGGTTGGGTCGTCGTAGGCGGCAGCGTGGTAGTTGTCGTCGGCGGGACCGTCGTCGTTGTCGTCGTACTCGTAGTAGTAGATGTTGACGTTGATGTCGTCGGTGGCAGCGTAGTCGTCGGCGGTAGCGTCGTCGTGGTCGTTGTCGTCGGTGGCAACGTAGTGGTCGTGGTGGGCGGCAAAGTGGACGAAGTAGTTGTCGTCGTCGTCGTTGGGGGCGCCTGAGTAGTCGTTGATGGTGGGGTCGTAGTGGTAGATGGCGGTGCCTCCGTCGTCGTAGTTACTGGGATCGTCGTTGTCGTCGTTGTCGTAGTCGTCGTCGTAGTGGGTGCTGCGGTAGTAGTCGTAGTCGTCGTTGTAGTCGTCGTCGTAGTAGTAGATGACGTTGTGGTCGTAGTCGTCGTTGTTGGTGGGGAGTATCCGTCGGTTGACCATGTGACTGTTCCTGAGCCGTCTGGAATATCAATTCCAGATTGTTCTTGGTACGTTCTAAATCGTAGGACATAAGTTCCTGCCTCGGGAGTAAGGTGGAGCTTGGACCCATAACAGTTGTCTTGTTCGTTGTGATTTCCGTCGTCATCGTCGGCCACGATATTGCCTTCTGAATCAATTAGGCGCAGCCAAGGATCAATAGTTGTTGCGAAATCTAAGGGGCAAGCAGTGTTGCTGTCGAATGTGACATGCAGCAACGTTTCGCCGTCTAAAGTTATGTCGTAGTCCAAGTATGGCGTGTCTGCACTGAGCGAAACGCTTTCGAGTGCGGTTGCAGCGGGTGCAAACCAGGCTGCTACATAGAAAAAAACGAGCAACGCTTTGCTCATTCTACGCCATTGCATCCCACAAAATTATCACAGGAAAAACAAAGTGAGTAAGGCCCGAGACAAAGGAACAAAAGGTGAGAACGAAATCCTTGATTTATTGCAGAGAGCGGGGTTTGGTGACGCTCATCGAACCGAGTCGTCTCGTGAAAGCCATGACATTCATTGCGAACCGTTTGTGGTCGAAGTTAAATTTGCAAAGCGGTGGCTGTTATTCGACTGGATACCGAAACTGCGACGGGTGGCGCAAGACAGGCCGTTCGTGTTGTTCGCTATCCACGGTGACCGCAGAACTCAGACAGGTTCCGAAGTAGGTAGAGTTGCTGTTATGGATGCAGATTTTGCGGCTGAACTAATGCATAACTATGTGTTAACGTCCGCACATGGCCGTGACGGAAATAATCCCGCTGATCCTGACAGCGCTGCTGTTACCTTGGATGGCGTGGGTCAGCAAGATTCTGATTGATATTCAGGTCCGTCTTGCCCGTGGCGAAGAAAACTTTGATCATGTTCATGAAACGCTGAACGATCACGAAGCCAGGTTGCGAGCACTAGAAGCGCGTTAGACATAAGTAGGTCGAGCAGTCGGCTCAGCCACACGGCTCTTGACCCAAGTGCCACAAGCCATGCACTGAAACCTGCGGTAAGTCATTGTCTTCGTAGCACGCACACCGTTTGATACGAGCGGTCCGCCGCCGCACTGCGGGCACGCATCCGGTTTGTTCATTGCCAACGCCATGTTGGGATGGTTCGGAATCCAAGGCAGCAGATGGTCGTACAACTCAGATGTAAGCCGCACGTCTTGAATGTTGTACTTCTTCATCAACGCCCAAGCTTTTTCGTCACCAAACATACAATCGCGCCAAAGATCAAAGCCAGTGTGCGGTGTCTTCTTACCGATGCCCAACGCTTCTGAGACATGCGTAAGTTTGTTAGAAGCAAACTTGAACTGTGACCGCACCGTTTTTAACAAGTCAATATCAACGTGTGGAGCAGCAGGTCCTAACCCAGCCAGCAGAAACTCACGCTGAAGATGCTTCACGTCAAACGCTTTGCCGTTGTAATGGATCAAAGCATCAGCTTCAGACATCAAGTCGTGTGCAGTACGCACCATTTCGTCGTGGCCGTCGTGATGATCTGAGTGAAACATTACCTTCTTAGAGCCGTGCCACATTGCCGCAAACGAAATTACTGAACCAGTTTTTTCGATTTGGTTGATGCCTACATTCTGATTCCATAAAGACCAGATATAGGCCAAGTTCGGCCTCGTCTCAATGTCAATCACGAGCTTCTTCATCCACAGCCTCCAGTGGTTTTCCACAGTTTAGGGCACAGTAAGCAATCGCACAATGCATATGCCTTCCCACCAGTCAGCATCAGCAGATAGCTGCTCTGGTGAAAACTGCATTTGGTCTACAATGACCTGTTCGGAGTGACTGCCTTCTTGGTAGGTCACAACGCTTTTGCCAACTAGCAGTGTGCGTAGAGCGTCGTACAAACCTTTGGGGTCTTGCTGGATTGCTGCGCCAGAACCGCGTGAAGTAGCAACACGTTTCTTCAACACAATTGGCAAAACAATTTCGTCAATGCGTGTAGGTGATGGGAACGCTTGAATCTGCCATGATTCCAGCACAGGGCCAGCAGTTAGCGTGGTTGCGCTGCGGGTCAAGGTGAACTTCAGCGTGTATTTGTCTGATCGCGAAGAGTCAACGTTAACTGGAGTGCGATCTGTGAGCGTAAGTTCTGACAGGTCGATGCCGGTGCCAGTCGTTGTAAGTAGTTTGATTCCGCCAGAAATAGGTGACAGTAGTCCATCGTATACAAGGTCAGTATCGTCGTAAGTTTCGCTTGATTCGTCGTAGGTTGTGTCTGAAGCAATAGCGAGAGTAGGTGAAGACCTAATCTCAACTTTTTGCAGAGACTTTTCAAACTGGCTGTTCCAGCGGACACCGCCGACAGTTAGCGTGCCAGATGCAACTAGGTTACCTGAAGCTGCTTCGCCTTGTACGCCGTTGCCTGAGTCAACAAAGTAAGTTTTGCTGGCATCTCGTGCTATCCAAGTTACGTTGTTTGGCGATCCGCCTGTAGATACAACGTCTGATGCCCATGCAGGAACAAGTGGTTCGGTAAAGATGGACAGGTCTGCTCGGTAAACTTGTCCGCTGGATACGCCAAACCAGACGAATCGGTCGTCTACAGCAAGTGAGTAGGCTGCGCCGCCGTTGTCTACGACAGGGCCGTAACTTACAGAACCGTCTTGGTTCATTGTTGCAAGGCGTAGACCTTTGCTCGTTGCAAGGATAAGTAGGCCGCCGTATGACTCGATTGCGTTGACTGTTTCGCCAATAGGCAGGTCAGCGACTTGAGCAGGTTGGTTCAGTAGACCGTCGGTGCCGGTGCTACAGAAGTAAATAGAGCCAACGTTGTTGGTGTTGGCAGCAAGGTAAATGCCGGTAGGTCCGGAAGCAGCGTCGATCCAGGTGCTTCCAAGTTGGAAACTAAATGCAAGTGAGTTTGTTAGTGCAGAACCGTCGGCTGCTAGTTCAGTAACAGTTGTGCCGTCAATGCTTAGAAGTCGTCCGCCTACCACACGGATTGAGTTGATGCCTGTGCTGGATGCGCTCATGGTAGACAGGCTGGTGCCGCCTAGTGCTGCTTTGTCGATTTTGGCTAAGCCGTCTACGACGTAGATGTTGGTGCCGTCAGAGTCAAAGTCTGTAATGGTGCCCAGGTTGTCAGTAACAGAGGTCCAGCTTGGGGTTTCGTTAGCAAAAGTAGTGGAGTATTGAAGCGTGGTGCCGGAAGCAACGTACATGTATGTCGTTGAAGCGCTTCGGAAAACTTTCATAATTACGTCGTTGCCGGTATTACCTTTGTCTTCGGTAATTGGCAGCAAAGAAATCTGGCCTTTAGTCCAGGGATCAATGCCAGATGACGTATGAAAGCGCCGACGGTCTGAGTCAGCGTTGTCAAAGTATTCTTGTCCGGCTCCACGACTCCAGTCGGTTTGTGACCGCACCCACATTTGGGTGTTAAGTCGTTGTTCGCCGGGTTCGTTAGAAGTGTCTCGCTGTTCACGAAGGACAGGTACGGTTGTTCTTGCGTAGCCTTGCGTTTCTACAAAATACGAAACGTTATTTAACGTAACTGGCAGGCGTTCAGGCGCGTGCGCCATGATTAGTACCCCCGGTGAAGGTGGGTCTGAGTCCGTCCTGCACCAGAGCGAGTCCAGTAAGTCGGGTACTGGCCGTCTAGACGGGACGCTTCTGCGTTCATGCGCAGGCTGCGAAGTTCACGAAGGTCGCGCATTGATGCAGAGATTGCGCCGGGAGGCACTTCTTCTGCGGATCGGGATGATCCTTGTTCGTCTAGGAACTCGCGTCGGATAGGTCGTGACGACATGAGGCGTAGTGCTGCGCCTAGAGCGGGCAGATCGTAGGCTTCGGCATGTAGACCTGTAGTGGATAGAGCGGTGCTGCTGTTTGTAAGTGCGGTAAATCCGGTCTTGTATTGGACTCGGACGGTTTCACCAGGCCAAGCGTCGCCGTAAAGAACAAGTGCGTAGCCAGATGCAAACGATGCGGTGTTGCGGTTGCGGCGTAGCGAGTATTCGGTAATAAGTGGTTCTGAGTTTTCTGAGCCAGGATCAGCGTAGGTAATCTGATAGATCGACAGAATGTCGTCGGTAACGCCGGTCATGTCGTAGCCGTCTTTAGATGCACTAAAAGTTAGGTCTACAGTCTTGATCTGGTACAGGCCGTTTTGAGGTGACGATAGGTCGCGTAGTTCGTCGTTGACTGCGTTAAGAATTTGGTATGCAGGGAACTTAGGGTTAACTGTAACTAGGTCCCCAGCAGTATGAGATGCTGCTGTAGAGCCTTTGTAGCCTCTTTGAACAGTTGTGGTGCCATCCGTAACTGAAAAGACGTACATTAGCTCGGTGCCGATTTCCAATGTTGCGCCTGCAACTACGCCAACAGGAGCGGTAGACGGCAGGGCAAACGAAATAGTGGTTACAGACGAGTTCATGTCTGCACCAAGCGTTGCTAGTTCTTCTACATAATCTGTGAGCAACAGATCACGGGTTTGGTCGATCCAGGTTTGAGCAGTCATCCGTCAAGCACTTCTTTAACAATCAAGCCAGAGTTTACTTCATACTTTTCTCCGGCTCTAGCCTCTAGCTTTGCTGATCCGTTGATCGTAGGGGGCTGCACGCCGTCTTTGCGAAGACGCTTGTAAGCAGACATGTCAGCGTCTTTGTTCTTTTCAGCCTGTTTAGTGGCTTCTAGATCAATAACGTTGTTGCGTGATGGTGCAGCAGATGGAGCTACATACGGCATTCCAAGCATTTTGCCCATCGGATAACCGCATTCAAGACAATACATAGTGGGTTCGTCGTCAAAGCCGTGCATGGCTTCTTCGATAGCTCCACATTTCTTGCACTTGTAGTCGTATTTCGGCATTATTCAACCTTAAATGAGTAGCCAGCGTTTACGAGTAGCGTACTTTCTTCAGCAGTCAAATCTGTAGGTGATTCGTGACCGGCAAGAATTTGACGAGAAATAGTAGAAGCATCAACTGGGTGACGCGTAGTCACCGTGTTATCAGTCAAGATAAACACGTTTAGTCCTCGTCTGCCAGTAGCAGCAAAGCGTGACTTCCATCGTCTTTGTGGTGTAACAACGTGGTATGGCAGTACGTCTAAAAGTGCTACTGGAGTGTCAGCAATTAAAACAATCAAGCTAGACAAGTTAAGTTCTGGCACGGTTGTAGTGCCAGTTACGGTTGCCAAGCTAACAGTTTGTCCAGTTCCTGCGCTAACGGTTTCTTCTGGGATTGTTACAGTTCCTGCAATAACTGCTGGTGTAGCTGTAACTCCGGTGCCTACGCTAATTGTTGAGTCTGGAATAAGTCCAGAAGTAGACACAGTAGCAACGTTGACTGTGATGCCAGCGCCTTCGGTAACTGTAACTGCAGGTAGTGTTGCGGTGCCGGTAACCGTGCTTGCGTTGACAACAAGCAAAATTGTAACGGTAACAGCAGGTGTAGTCGCCGCTGTAGCAATGACAGCGGGGGTAACGCTAACGCCTGTGCCCTCGCTAACGGTAACAGCAGGGGCTGTTGAGGTAGCTGCAATAACTGCTGATGCAACGCTAACGCCCGTACCTACGCTAACAGTAACTGCGGGAACTGTAGAGATGCCTGCGATAACAGCAGGGGTAACGGTGACGTTGACTACGACCGTGCCGTCGTACCTAAGTAAGCCTTGACGGTAGTCGCTAGATGACCGGTATGCGGTCATAGGTCTACGCTGCCTCTAGCTCAGCAACCCGCCCACGCAGGTCCTTGACTGCCAGAACAAGCAGCGACAGGTAGGCGGTCTTGTTGATGCCGGTCAGGAACGAGTCGCCTAGCTCTTCGCCCTCAAAGTTCGCAGCCTTCACAGCAAGGAACGGCGAGATGGCGTCCATGTCCTCAGCGAGCGGACCAATCTCGGGGTAGCCCGGTGAGTTCAGGCGGTTCCACATCTTCGGCACCACGCTGTCAATCATGTCGGCGGTGAGGTGCGTGCCGAGGTCGGCGGTGATGTTCTCCTTCTCGGCGGCAAGCGAGGAGTTGCGCTTCAGCATGAAGGTGCCGAACCCAGTCGAAGCCCACTCGGCATCGTTGCCCGTTCCTGTCGTTGGAACGCCGAAGTAATCTTCACCCGAGGGGACAAACACGCCGCCGCTGGAGATGGTAAAGGCCGTGTCGTTGCCCGCCGAGAACGAGATTTCATTTGTAGCGCTGCGGTACATGCCGGTGTCGGTGTCCGAGTCGAACGAGAACGTCGGCGCGCTCGCCGATCCGTTGTTTCCCTTGAACGCGTCGAAGTTGTAAACGTCGCCGGAGTCGTCGCCACGGATACCAAACGAACCGATCCGTACACGTTCAGTACCACCCGTAGTAATACCGAGCGAGTCAGCCGCTTGCCTGTAAATGCCTGTGTTTGTGTCGTTGGCAAACGAAAATGCAGGCGAACTGACAGTACCGTTACCGTTTCTTGAACGGTCACCATAGATTACTGACCAGCGAACCGACGACGTTCCTAGATCATACGACGAGTCTTCATACGGCCTAAAGTCGCCGTCCGAATTGAAATACGCACGCCAGTCGCCGTTTGTCTTAAAGAACAAAGAGTTGCTCGACTCTTGGAACAGGATCTCCTCGCCCGAATCGTTCTTGACGTAGAAGTTTGTGTTCGACGTTCCGGTTATGTCGCCGTCGAATTGCACGTTGCCCGTGAACCTGCCGGTCCCGTTTACGTCCAGAGCGAACGACGGCGAGTTGTCGTTGATCCCGATTGAGCCAGTTAGCCCAATCTTGTTCTCCGACGTGTCGAGGAAAACCTGACACGAAGAGTTATTTGCTCCGCCTCGGATGTAAACGTCGCCGTTCGTGCCGCCCGACAACAACGTGATCGTCCCATCTGAAATTAGGACGTACTCGTTGTTGCTTGCCTCTGCCATGCCAGCAGTACGCAGTCCGACATAATCCGTGCTAAACGCCTGACCAAGAACAATACCGCTGTCAGCACCGCCCGACTGAGCCGTAAAATGCCCAGTCGAACTTGTATCACCATTAACCGTCAGGCCAGTAACCGTCGGAGTAGTCGTCCAACCAGACGTACCTGAACCCGTTCCAGCCAACACCGAACTAGCAACAGCGTTTGAATCGCCAGTACCAACCTTCGTTTCCAACGCAATAATCGCGCCAGAATGATTTGTGTGTACGACATCATGCTCAAACCCAGAGTCATCCATCTCCGTCGAGGACGACGGCGAAGGCTGCTGCGTGCCCGAATCAAGTGACCCTGGATAGTTTGTAGCCATTAGTCTTCCTCAGCAGCCTCCTGCGGCTGCGACAACTTCGCAATCTGCACCGCTTGCACGGCGATCTCAAAGTGCAGGGGCCACCGTTCACGGATCACCTGCACTACCTCCTCAGCAGTTACTTCCATTAGCCCTCCAAGGCTGCAAGTCGAGCACGAACCGACTTAAGTTCTGCCACCGTAGCCGCAAGAACGTTTTCAAACTTCCAACCAACAGGTTTCAACGTGCCGTCCTCATCTTTGATTGTTGCAAACCTAGCCGTTGTAGAGTTTGCAAAAACATCGTCTGCAATAAAACCAACTTGACTGTCAGCTTCTCGCCACGCTTTGTTATCGGCTGATTCTTCGCCCTCTTGCATCCACCGCTCGTTGAATGTCACAGGCTGTAGTGCGTCAATCCACGCTCCAGCGTCAGACGCTGAAACGTTCACAATGTTCTCCTTTACTTCAGCCCTAGAAGTAAAGTTAGAAAGCGTTCCAAAAGTGTTGTTGCGATAAACAGCGTTAAATCCAGTAGTGCTTGAAGTTTCTGGCGAAGCAGTATTGACCGTGGTAGGAGCAACAATCAAACCAGTACCACCTCCAGCTACAAGTGAAAACTGATCGGTTGTGTTGCGAAAGATGCCGGTATTTTCGTCATCGTCAAACGTCAACGCCGGATTACCTACAGACCCATCAGTAATCTTGACGACACCATTAGCGTCAATAACGCCCGTAACGGTCAAATTGTCCAGCGTGCCAACTGACGTAATGTTTGGCTGAGCAGGAGTCGTCAACTCACCACCAAGATTAGTTGCAGTCAAAGACGAAACTACTGGTGAAGATGTCCAAGCAGAATCACCAGTAGAATTAGAATGCAGAACCTTGTTAGCAGAAGGACTTGAATCCGTCTTGCCAATCTTGGTTTCAATCTTTTGAATTGCTTCACCAATGTTCTGGTGCAACACAGAATGCTTAGGGTGACCTGAATCGGTAGCGTCTAGAGCAGTCGTGCCATCAGGCTCGTTACCGCCACCAACCGTAGCGTCAGTATCAAGACTAGCTGGATAATTAATGCTTGCAGCCATCAGCTACCTCACGGGGTCAAATCAAGAGTGAAAATGCCAGACGCGTTAAACGTCAGCACAAAATCACCAGCAGACGATGATTTGTCTGCACCAAAGTCAATGTACGCAATCAACGGATCGTTAGTCAACGAATCGTCATAAATGACAGCAGCACGAGCCGTAATCGTTGAAGACGCCCACGTTACGTCAGCAGCATCAAACGTGATCGTGCCGCCTGACTGCGTAAGCGTTACCGAACTCAGCGACTTGCCACCAGCGTCATAGCCGGTGCCAGACACCTCGTTAGTAACGTCAGACTTAAAGTCGTGCGTACCAAAGTTAGGAGTGTAAGACGACGTAACCAGCATGGCCTTAAAACGGTCAGCAGTCGTATCGTCTAGATCAAGAGCAAGATCGTTCTTTAGGGCGTTTAGAAACGTAATGCCGTACAGTCCGCTAGCCATTAATACTTCTTCTTCTTGGTCGTCTTCTTAGCTGCCTTCTTTGCAGCAGCCTTACCCTTTGCGGTGTACGCGTACTTCTTGCCCTTAACCATCGGCATTATGAACTCCAATCAAGAATAGAAAGTGGGAAGGCTAAGACCCTCTTAGCCTTCCCACGATCTTATACCATCAAACGCTTATCAGTTAGCGCCGATGCTGGACGAGGTTTCGATCCGCTGGAGCGAAGCCTCACGGAACCGGCTGTAACCGACAAGGTGGTACCAGCCAATCGGCTGCATACGACGCAGGATGTCGGTAACCGGACCCATCTCAACGCCGGGGTTCTCACCAAAGCCAGCGGTGCGCGAGTGCGCCTTAGCCAGCGCCTGCTTACCGCAGATCATGGTGTTGTAACCGTCAACGTTGGATGCACCGTCGTTGGTGCCGTGGTCAATACGGGACGTTTCGATGAAGTCCACGCCGCCAAACATGCCAATGCTGCCGTTGCGGACAGCAGAGGGGTCCTGACGAATCTGGTACTGAATCACGTCAGTAACAGCCGTGTCTTCACGAAGGTCGAACGACACATCCGGATGGATGAAGCCAATGTAGTGACCGCCAGCAAACGTCGGAGCCGAGTCGCCACGAAGGGCAGCAACAGACTTGCGAATGAGCGACGCCGTAATGGTGTCGCCAGCAGCAAGCTCGCCGGTGTTCGTAGCGTCGCCGCCGTACAGCACGTTGCTGCCGCCGACGAGAACGTCCTGAACAATCTTGTCCATCGAGTTAGCCATGTTGTAACCAACGATGTTGGCCGCATCAGCGTCAACGTTCAGGAACGAGGTGCCACGAAGCTTGGCCGAGGTCACAACAGCGTTGCCGTACTCAGCAAGAGTAACGGTAACGGTGCTGTCCGACAGCGCAACCGGGGTGATCTCTTCGCCTTCGGTCAGAGCCGTGGTCGCCTGAGCAATATCGTTGTAGATGTTGAACTGAACCGCAGCACCGGGGTGCGACTGGTTGGTGCTCTTCACATCGGCAACCATCTCAAACATCGGCTGCGAACGCAGGGCGAAGTAAGCAAGCTGCTCAAAAGCAGTAGTATCGGAAGAAACGCTTCCGGTCTTAGTAGTGTTGGAATAAATGTCAGCCATGAGATTCCCAATCTCTATGGCCTACATCAGCTACGTTGCTGCGTTCCAAGTGTAACCGTTGGTCTCCATCAGCACTCGCAGTTCGTCAGGGTTGTTTGTCTGGCGAATAAGCGCGTCAAGACTAGGATTAGTAACGGGTCCAGCATCGTCAGCCGCCATTGCAATTCGCTGCTCCGCCCCGTAATCAACGGGATCGGGCTGGATATACGGAGTATTACTCTCTCCGGCCAATCCTAGTTCAGCAGCTTCAGTACGAATAGCGTCAACAGTCATTTCGCCGTCGTAGCCCCGCATGAAATACTGACCCTGCTTTGAGTTAGGGTCAACACCTGCATCTCGGAACGACAACTCGCGTCGCAACTGTGCCAATTCAGCAACAGCCTCATCACCCGCATTAGCGCGGGATTCAAGGTCACGTCGCCAGTTAGGCTTCGATTCTTGGCTAACAGCATCAGCCTCAGTAGGCGTATTCTCTGTCATATGTCACTCACCTTCTAGTACGCGCTTGCAACGGTGGAATACAAGCGGAAATTGGGTTGGAATAGCTCACCCCGCATGGGGGCCAATCCGTTGTTTAGATTAAGAGGTTTCTGTTTAATCGTCAAGTATTAGAGCTACCAAAGCTAGAAACACCAGTCTGAGCAATCATAGAACCGCCTGTGCGGGTACCAAGTTGCTGACGGTTTTCACGCAAACGACGGATGTTTGCTACTGCTTCAGAATCCAAACCAAACTCGGCAGCAGCAACTTCAGAAGCCGTAATACCACGCCGCTGTCCCAACATTTGCTGAGTCATGCCGCCACGACCCTTCAAACGCTCACCCAACTCACGTTCCGAATAACCACGACGCACAAGCTCCTGAGCAGTTTCAGTAGCCAAAGTACGACCTGTACCCATAGCACGCTGAGTAGCCGCACCAAGCTCAGCCACACCAACCTGACTCTGCATTTCAAGAAGAGGTACAGCACGTTCTGGATCAAGGAAATACGAAACCAAATCAGCTTCAGTATCTAGCCCGATACCAAATCGTTCTTGTAGCTCTGCCTTAACCAAAGGATCAGCGTCCATAACAGCACGTTGAGCCAACTTAATACGCTCATTAACTTCATCAGGCCGGACATCATTAGCAATAAATGCAGCTAAATCTTCTGGTTCATCATAGAAACCAGGAGCAAATCCTGCTTCAACCATCAAGTTGCGATAGTTGTCTTCCAACGTTAGGTAAGTAGCTGGAGAAATAGCGTTATAACCGTTGTCAACTCTTCCCTGAAGTCCAGGAAACCGATCTTTAAACTCTTGAGTGTCTCTAATACGCCCTACGGCAGCTTCAGCAGACAACCCCTTCAATAGAAACGATTCGATTTCTGGGAACAAACTGCTCAAGCCATAGTCGTCAAGCATTTGCTTTGCGAGTTGCCAAGCATCCTGAATAGCAGGACTAGCTTCTTCCATTGACTGTGGATCATCTTCGTAATCCAAACCTGGAATAAATTGACCAGAAGACTGGGTTCCCAAAGGCGTCGTCAAATCCTTTGTATCGCCAGTTCCAAAGTGTTGAGTGCCCCAAGGTGACGCAACAACAGCCTGTTGCAACTCGAAAGGAGTTGTGCCTCGTTGCAAAGCAGCAACAACGTCTGTGTAATAACTCAAATTTAGAGTGTCAACAGTTGCCTGTACGCCTTGTTCAAAATCTTTGAAATTCTTAACACCAGCCGAGTTGAAATCAGTTGCACCGTCAAATCCTTTACGCGTTGTTGCCAACGGATTAAACGCCGCTTTAGTGTTTTCACCAGTCATCCAAGCCAACATGGACGACATGTTGGAAGGACTAACAGGGGCACCAATCCCCCGAAGAACAGCTTCAGCAAACGCACCACGCGTATTCTGAAGAGCGTTTAGTGCATCTCCACCAGGAATCATTACGCTGTCTCCCCGAACAACTTGCCAATCTCAGTAACAACATCGCGTGCCGTGTCCTGACCCTGATCGCTTTGACCCCACTCAGGCAACCCACGCACATACTCACCCAACTCGGCATGAGTCATTGGGCGGGCATTTCCATCAGCAGAAACCATTTCGATAACTTCAGGGAACTCAAGCATTAGGTCAACAGGGCGATCAAGGATTAGTTCCATGCGAGCCGTGTACGGATCAAAGTAATCTTCCATTGTCATACCGGCTTGCAAGGCAGCAGTAACTTGATCGCTAGTTCCGTAACGGGCCATAGCCTGACTACGCAACTGAGCAATAACGCCCTCTTCAGTCATTTCGCCAGTAAACAACATCTCTGCATATTCATCACGACGTTTATCGGTAATCGGAATGTAGTACCTAGCAGCCAACGATTCGACTGAATCACGCGTCAACCTGAAAGCACTAAAGTCTGCGGTTGAAGCCTGCCAAGGAACTTCGGAACGAATAACGCTGTCAAGAAGTCGTTTACGCTGTTCAACGCTATCGGTGTCGTAACCCAGATAGTCGATTTCTGCTGCCAACATAATCAACCGGTTCTTACCGATTGTGTCTTCAGCACCAGCACCCATAATCTCTCGGGCTGCTTGAACCAAATCTTCGTAAATACTGTCTTCTACATTGACACCCACTCTGTCTTCACGTTCAAACTGAGTAAGGTCAAACTGGAATGTACGAAGGGGATCAGCACCAAACTCGCCTTCCCATTCACGCATCGAAACGTTTGTAGTGCGGTACCACTCGGTAGCACGAAGAGCTTCAAACAGCAGTTGATCATCCAAAACTTGACCTGCTGGGCCGCTTGTATCGTGAGTTGTGTACCGGCCAGTAATGTAATCCAAAATGTGGACGTTGCGGACAGCTTCGTCAGAATCTCGTTCTACTGGCTTGTCGAATTGGTTTAGGCCAATTTTTAGTTTGTCGGCATCCAAATCAAAGAAGAACGAGAAACCACCGTAGTTTTGCTCTAGATAAGTAGTAAGCAAATCGTATTCGGCACGGTCAACAGGACCGTCGTAATCTCCAAGATCTAGGAAACTGTCACCGATTTCTTGAAGTTCGTCTGGATCAAATCCGCCTTCAGGAATAGCTGGAAAATCGTCAGGGTCAATTGTTCCAAAACCTGGGGGTTGAACTACACCAATCTGTGCTTGCGCGTTTTGAATAAGAGTTCTGTCTGCTCCAAACAGTGTTGGGTCAAGAGATTCCAATTCATCTTGATAACCGCTGCGAATAAGACCGCCGCCAACATCTTCACCAGTAGTGCTGCCAAGCTGTGTAATCGTAGTTTTAAGAACTTGTGATTCTTCTCGTGCTGCTTCAGCCGACTCAATACGAGAATCGTAAAGAAGCAACCAATCCAGCGGAATGTCAAACAATTCACGGGCTTGGTCTTCGTTGTAATCCAAACCGGTTTCTTCGTTGAAACCTATAAGGCGATCAAACTCGCCAGCAAATCCAGTTTGCGGGTTAAGACCAAAAAAAGTCGTTAGTCGTTCAATAGTGCCGGGGTCGTCAAACTGTTCACCTAGTTGATTATTAATCAAATCAACGTATTCTTCGGCAGAAGAAAGCGTCACATTAGGAATGACGTAACCGTCAGCTAGCTGAATGTCGCCAACTTGGATAGGCCGACCAGCAAAAAGCCCAGCCATGTCAATTTGTTTGCCAAAGACAAACTGATTGACATTGTAAATGTGCTCAGCATGGTTCATCGAACCAGCATTAAATCTTGAGTCTGCTACAAAATCTTCGCCTTCTGCTGGCAGCGAATCAAGCAGATCATAAATAAAGATGTTGGCACCAACACGTTGACGACGTGCAGAAGCCGCATTAATAGCTTCGTCTACAAGATCGTTGTATTCGTTGCTTTTTTCAGTGCTTGAACGTCGATCAAGCGCAATAAAAGTTTCAGTAGGAGCAAACAACCCCCGCATTTCAGGACTATCAAGACGGGCAGCCCATCCATCTAGCCGGGTAGAAAGTTGGTTTTCAAAAGCTCCGCTTGAAGATCCTTGCAGCTTAAACAACTGTTCAAATATGTCTGCAAACTCTTCGGGGTCTTCGTCGGCTGGAACAACAAACTTTCTGCTAAACCTGCCTGGTTCAGTCAACGTCGAATAGATAGAACCGCCAGTACGGGGAGCGTCAGAAGCTAGAACAGTAGGACGACGCGTAGTATCCGAAAGAGGTTCCTCTCCTGGCTTCCTAACAGTTTGAGGCTCACGATTACCGGGCGTATCCATCGGACGATCAGCCGGACCTAAATCATATGGCAATTCATTTCGTATTGGAGCCTCGGATTCAGGCGGAAGCGGAGGCAAAGGTGCAGGCGGACCCTGAGTCGTAACTGTCGTTGGCTCTGGAGTCGGCTCTGGAGGCATCGGACGACTAGCAATTTCTTCTTCTCGCGTCGTACCCGCAGCAACTCGCTGAGCGTTAATTGTCCGAGCCATATCTTCGGCCCGCTTACCGGTGATACCGCCCTCCATCAGAACCATGAGAATGTCCATCTCAGCAGGACTAAGCTCGCCGGTTCGCTCACGAGTTGCAGTAATAGATTCAGCCTGACGATAAGCGTCTTCGTAAGACATTCCTGTTTCAAGCAGGATGTTTAGCGTTTCATTAAAAGTAGCACTCATTAGGCCAATCCCATCACATTCATAATGCGGTCAGCAGCACTACGGTAATCCATCATCTGTGCTTCCTGAGGATTCTCTTCGCGAGCAAACTCTTCAGCCTCCAAACCCAGATGTTCTACGCCCTTAATCGAATCGCCAAGCTCCAACACAAGCTCAGCAAACTCCTGCTGTTCACGCTTAGACGCAGTACGCCCAAGCACATTTGCAAACCCGCTATCGACAACACGGTTCAACACAAGCCCTGGAAACATTCCAGAACTCTTTGACTGTTCTTCTTGGAACCGCTGGTTTAGCTCGCCCGCAGACGCGCCACCTGCACTTGTCAAAATATTCAAATACTTCGTTGTAGTCCCGTATCCCATCGGGCCAGCTTTTGCAGCTAAGGCCAGCGTGGTTTCGACAGCCTTCATAAACGTTTCTTGGTTGACAGCACCGTCGTCTTCAAAAACCTGATTGATGTCTCCGTAAGCAGAGTCAACGTTTAAGAACATTTCCATTGCCAGGATACTTTGTGCGTCGGAGTCCATTTCGTTTGGCAACGCATTAATAATGTCGCTTTGAAGAATTGGGACAGCACCAGCGCTAGCAACAGTAGAGTAAGTAGCGTCGCCTGGATCATCAATGTCCATAACGTCTTCAAACTCGGTAAAGCCAAGAACCGGGTCATCAAAGACAAACGGGTTACCTGCAACGTCGCTAGCTGCTTGTGCCCACGAGTAACCTGAAGCAATCGTCTGTTCGATTGTTTCAATTGGCATTGGTGCGTTTTCTTCTTCAGCCATTACGCGTACCTCGGCATACCAGACAACGGGAAATCTTCAGCGTTGATAAATGTCTGCGGCAACAGTCTATCTCTATCGAAATACCTGTCGTAAAGAGGAGAAAAGTCAGGGCGAGCACCAATGTCGTCCTTGGTTTCTTCCCAGAAAACTTTGATGTCTTCGTTGTCGCCAGCTTCAATGTTGTTGCTGCCACCTCGTGCTTTACGAGCCTCTAGCATCTCTTGAACAGTAACTCTGAGCGACAGGAACTCCATCAAATGCGGAGTAGACGGTCGTACCACAATGTTTTCGTACTTCAAAGCAGCCGCAACACCGTCGTAAACGTCAATCATGCGCTGGTTTGATGAACCAAAGTCGTCAAATTCTTTGCGCCATGCAGGGTACTTGGCGCTAATTTCGTCAATAACTTTGCTCTTCAATTCGGCAATACGCTGATTGTGTTTGGCGTTTAGCGACGCTGACAGGCCAACGTTTTCTGCCTGATCCTGCATATTTCGGACTTGATCGTTCATAGCGGAGTATTCCATCCAACCTTGAGCGATTTGTGTGTCTTCAACATACTCAACTGGGGATTTTACGTCACGACGGGTGATGTCAGAGCCAGGACCGGTTGGTGTGTTGAACTGACGGTTGTAAACGACCTGTGAGAAGACGTAGTTTTCGTCTACAGGGCCGATACTGCCTGAAACCCAGGCTCCAATAGCTGGGTGGGCTTGGATTAGCTCTTGGTTTTGACGGTAAAGCTCTTCGTTTTCGACAGTTGCACGCACACCGTCGTTCAACTGTGACATGCGGCCTGTCAAAGCAAAGAAATCAGTCCCATATTCGTCCAAGAACCGCATTTGGGCTTCCCGAACGTCGTATTCCTTTTCCAATTCCCGATATTTCTGGACCAGAGGCTCGTAAGGACTCAAAACTGTCGTAGAAGTAGGAGAGAAAAGGCCAGCAGCGACACGGAACACAAAGAAGTTTTGGGTTCGCTTCTCTGCTTCTTCCAAAACTTCCATAACGGCCAGTTCGTCGTTCCAATCCAATGGGTCGCCAGCTTCTGCAAGCTGAATAGTCAAATCGCGGAACATGCGATTAACCATGACTTCTTTGCTGTGCGTATCTGTGAGGAGGTTGTTGACGTTTTTGGCCCATGCTGGTGCAAGGCTTTGGCCCAGACGGCTAAGAAATCCGCCGTGTGGGTGTCCGAAGGGGAACATAAAGCCGAGAGTGTTTTCCAACTCGGGGTTTGTAATTAGTGTTTCTCGCACAGGCACGGTGATAAGCGGGCCGAAGCCCGGTGTGCCTTGCGAAATCATGTTGAAACCGTTCTTGGAGAATCGGAGAGGGTTGTTGCCATCTCGGATTGCTGCTGGGAAGAACAGGTCTTTGAGTTTGTCGGGCATGGCGTTGAAGACGCTGGTGGGGTTGCCTTCTTCGTCGTAGGCGTCGCCTAGAGGACGCCAGACAATGTAAGTATCTTCGCTTCCTTCTTCGCCAACTTCGACTTGGGTGAGTCCGAGGAATTCGGCTTCCCAAGGCTGTCGGTAGAGTTGGCCGACTTTGGCAACAAACATGGGGTTATCGACTGCAAAGCCGCCCCAGCGTCCCAAGACTTCTTGCCAAGCATTGAAGAAGGGCGAGGCGTTGCCGATTACTTCACCCATGCGGGTTTGTTCGTTCAGGTCGTAAAGGACTTCACGGGTGCGTTGGGTGGCGTATTCTCGTGCTTCTCGTTCTAGGTCGTTCATCTTGTTTTGCGAAATACGAAGGAATCCGTCTTCGTCAACAAGCGGGATGGTTCGGCGACGGAGTTCGCCGTCGTAAACGCTCTTGTAGAACGGGAATCGTGCTAGTTCGTCTGAAGGCAGGGTGCCGAACATGCGGAACATGTCTTCAAAGAAACCGTCAATCCTGTTTTTTACACGGTTAGGGCTGGCGACTGTTTCGGGATGCAGCACTCGTCCAAATTGCGGATGAATTTCCTGCATCAACTCCATGTTCTTTTTGAAGTTAACTTCGGCAATTTTGGGGTCGGTAGCGCCGTCGTAGAGTCGTTGTTCGACTTGCTGCCATTTGACTTCGACACCGCTTCGGATGTCGGTACGGAGGTCAGCAAATTGTCCAGATGGAAGAATGTTTTCGTATTCTCGGACGATAAATTCTGAGATGGTGTTGTAGTCAACGTCGTCGGCAAAGTGGTACATCTTGTCTGCCACGATGCTGTCGAACAATGCTTCATCGTTTTTAAGAAGTGTTGCAAGTTTTTCGCTGCGGGTTTGCACGGTTTGGCTGCTGTTCCAAACAATGTTGAAGAACTCGTCGGTGCCGCTTGCAGAGCTAAATCGTGCAATGGTTTCAGTCCATCGGTCATCAAAAAACTTGCGGCGTGTTGCGCGATCTGTGTATTCCAGAACGCCGGTAACCTTGTAGCTCAGCGAGTCCATTTCTCGTTTTGCTGACTTTTGAGCACCACGAAGAACAGACTGCGCCCAGTTGTTTGCAGATACCTCACGTTGAATCTGTTCAATAAATCGTGGGTCGTCACCAAAGCCAGACCGGAATGCCTGACCGCCAATATTGATCTTGCCGAATCCAGCTTCTTCTAGAAGATCGTCGGCCATTTCAAACGCATTGCGGGCCTTTGCAGCTTTAGCGTTTCCTTCGTCAGCTAGCTTCTTCAGATAGTCAGCTTCGGACATCATGTCCAAACCGGCTTTGTAAGAAGCAGTAGCTCGTTCGCCACCTGCCATAAGGCGTCGTGCTTCAGAACGCATAGCGCCAGCAACGTTGGTAGCAGCTTGACGCTGACCTGCTTGGTTCATTCGTTTCAGCTTGCGGCCATAGCTAACAAAGCCGTAAAGACCGCCAACAAACGGGTTAGCAAACAACATGCCGACAGTAATTGCCTTCAAAGCAGAGTTGCCTTGTGTGCGACGCAAATCGCGACGCGTCAAAACCTTTTCTCTGATTAGACGGTCAACAATCTTTTGGAAACCTTCAGTTCCCAGAAGTTCCATCATTTCAATTGCAGAAAGATCGTCAACCTTCATCAACGTCTTCTTCTGCTGCTGAAGCCTGACTCGTTCAGCCTTTACATCGTCAGGCATTTTCTTGACTTGACCCCACTCATCCATCTGAGCCTTTAGGGCATCGTCAATTTTAAGCACTCGGCCTGTTTCGACAGATTCGCCTAGCGTGCTACGCATGGCATTAGTAATCATGTCGATGTCAGAAAGCAGTTTGTCGTTAGGAAAGTTGAAGAATCCGTAGGCTCTACGCAAGTCGCCAACGCCCTTAAACAAGTTCATTGCAGTTGTAGCAGCGCCCAACTGTGAACCCATACGAAGTTGTTCTTCGATAGTAATACGCATCGGCCACTTAGGCGTCAGTAGAACACCAGCGCGCCAATACTTCATTGGTTCGTCGGTGCCTTTACGCAAACCCTTCAAACCGGAAGTGCCAATGTCTGCTGCTTTAGCTCGGATGCGATCAGCGCGAACATCGCTTTGACGACGGACTGCTCGGTCAAAGTTCTTTTGAACAATGTCGAATCGTGGCAACACAGCAGTTTGTTCAAGCTGCTTAGGGCTTAAACGAATGTTAGCAACGTGAGTTGTGCCTTCTTTAGATTCGTCAATAAGAGCAGAACGAGTAACCTTGCCGTTTTCGTCGCTTAGACCAACAACAGTTTCTTTGCGTAGCGCAGGGTCAGTAATCTCGTCCATTGCCAACTCCCACTCATCTAGAATGTGGCGTTCGTAAGCAATGCCTCTGCGTCCTGGGCCAACTTGATCGCCAAACCAACCTGCGAACATGTTGTCAGTTTTATTGCTCAACTTTCTGACTTCTGTCAAAAAGATGTTTTGTGCTTCAGCAATGTTGCCAGCAGCACGAGCAGTTTCGTAATCTTCAACGATTCTTAGCGCAGCATCTTCTTCAATTAGACGCTTACCGTCAGGAGTAACAACCCGAGCAGCGTCACGCATTACACGTTCAACCTGAATTGTTGACTGTGAATCGTGGAAGTAAATACGGCTGTGCGGAGTGCGTTCCGTCACAAACTGAATAACTGTGTCTGCGTCAGTAAACGGATTCTTAGAAACAATCGAAGTAATCGCGATTGACTCGTCAGTTTCTTTCAATCGTTTAAGATGGAACCTAGAAAGCTCGTTCAAACGAGAGCCGTTTGGCATTCCTCTAATACGAGAAGCATTGCCAAAGACGCTATGAGGTTTGGTGTAGCCAGCTTCTGTTAGTTCACCAATGTCTTTCAACATTGCTTCGATTGCCTTGTGAGTAACCGAAGTGTCTACTGAACGCAAAGTTGCTTCAACAGCATCGCTAACACGGTACGCACCAGTAGCTTCATCAATAACAAGCTGCTTTGGCATTGCTTCACGCAATGCTTCGTCCATGTGGTGAACAAGTGTCCAGTCAACGCTGCCGACCAATTCGTCGTACTGTTTTGACATCGCAAGGATTTCGTCTTCTGGCAGCGGTTGAATAAACTTGCCTTGCCCATCTCGGGCACGGAACACGTTGTTGACTACGCCGTCTTCGCCAACAGTCATAGCTAGCTTGCGGTAGTTGTCAACTTCACCCCATCGGGCGTTGTTTAACAAATCGTCAATTTGACCAGCAATGCGAATGGCTTCGTAGTGGGCAGCAGAGTCGCCCAGCATAACTCGCATAGACAAAGCACGGGCTTCAGTTGTTTCGCCTGCGGCCCAACGAGCAATGTCGCGATCACTCATGTGACGAGCAGACCTGCCCATAATGACTTTGGCATTACGAGCACGTTCAGAAGCAGTAGCACCTTGTTGAACTGCGTTGTTCAAATTAATAAATCGTTGTGAGTTAACAAAGTTAACTGCTCGTTCGTCAATAAACGATTCAGCAACTCGCCGTCGCCGTCCTACTTGCTCAGACGTAGCAACCAAAGGCTGCATAATCTTAGGAAGTGCCTTTTGTCCTTCTATACCAGCAGTCCGGCCTCTGCCAGCAATCGTTGCCCGTCGGACACCCATGCCTTTACCAAACACATAGTTTGCGTCAGGAGCTACTGACAATCGGCTGCTGCGAGTTTCGTTAGCAAAGCGGCGACCAAAAGTGCCAGTAACTTTGCCGGTGCTGCTTACGGTGCCAGCAACAGCAGCGCCACGGGCAGCTTTAACTGCAACAGCACCAGCGTAAATAGTTGGGTCTGCAAACTCTAGAGCAAAGTCAACCGTGCCAGAAATAAGGTTGAAGATTGGCTTGCTTTGCAAACCAGTAAAGTCTTCTTGATCAAACGGGTCAATCAAGTAAGCCGCTGCCATCAACGCTTGACCAGCAGTGCGTTCGTCATTGATTGCGTAAGCTTTGGCATACGTTGAAAGGTCAAACAACGCGCCTGTGTCTTTAATGCCTACGTTTAGCAACGTCAGACCAGTACCCAAAGGTCGGTCTACGAGTTCTTCTAGGCCCCAGTTAATAACACCAAAAACAGGATCAATGACGTATTTGCCGCCTTGTCGAATTGGCTGTGGCAAAGCGCCAATGATTGTGCCGCCAACACCTTCAGGACCAAACAAACCCTGAAGGGACTTTGCCATCAAGTCTTCTTGGACTGAGTTGACAATTACGTCAGCAGCACCCGCAACGTCGCCGCTACCTAGTTCTCCGGCAGCACGAACAACGTCTGCACCAAAAGAACCTAGACCTTCAAAAACGTCAGTCGTGCCGTTCCAAATATTTCCGGCAAATCCGAGCATTAAAGACCCTTATCGGAAAAGTCTGACACATCTCCAATTTGCGCTTTTGCACGACGCAAGAATGAACGCATATGGCGAGAAGCGTGAGGGGTGCTAGCAATAGCTGACATAACAGGAATCAACGTAGCAACCTTGGCACGTTCCTCGTCAGTCAACCCAACCTTCATGTTGGGTGCGCTAGCAGGCCCAAAGCTTCCCTGGTTCGGCTGCCTTGTAGGAGCAGTCAAACTAACATCACCCGGCTTAACCCGAGGCTTTTCAGGCATCACCGAAGTATCGTCAAGCATCGGCTGAATCTTCTGTGATTCTTCTTGAGCCTTAGCCATACCGTACTGCTGGCCCTTTGCAACTTTACGCGCTCGTGGCATTACAACGCTCCTAACAATTGCTGGAGAGAAGCGGGGGCCG